GACCGTACCTTTAACACTATCTAATTGCCGTACCTTGTTTGCTGCACGATATACGCTCTCCGAAGAAATTATTAAATGGGCAAAAGCGGCAAACAGACTTGAAAAAAGCAAAGGTTTAGATTTAGAAATTCCTGAGCTGCAAGGAACCCTATTTCCATATCAAGCAGAGGGGGTTTCTTTTTTAGAACGCTTTAATGGACGTGGTTTAATCGCAGATGAAATGGGACTGGGTAAAACAGTCCAGGCACTTGCTTGGTTGCAACTGCATACGGAAGCCAGACCCGCCGTAATTGTTTGTCCAGCGAGTCTTAAACTAAATTGGAAGAAGGAGGCAGAAAAATGGATGACTACACCTGATATAATAGTTCTTAATGGTACTAAGAATGTAAAACTTCCTAAAGGAGGTATTATCATTGTAAATTACGATGTGATATCGCATTGGCTACCCGTTTTAGGCAAGTGCAAACCTAAGGCTATTGTGTTAGATGAAGTACACAAGATTAAAAATTCTGCAGCAAAAAGAACAAAAGCAGTCAAAGCACTTTGTCAGGGTATTCCTCATGTGATTGCCCTAAGTGGAACTCCTATTGAAAATCGGCCGGTTGAGATTTACAATACCATAAATCTAATAGACCCCGCATTGTTTCCAAGTGCATGGAAATTCAAACAAAGGTACTGCGATGCAAAGTATAATGGATTTGGGTGGAATTTCAATGGTGCAAGCAATATACCAGAACTACATGAAATCCTAACGAAATCAGTAATGATTCGCCGTAAGAAACAAGATGTCTTGCAGGACCTACCCAGCAAGACCTATTCCTTTATACCTCTTGAGATTACTAATAGGCGAGAGTATCAGCACGCGGAGGATGATTTTGTAGAATATGTTCGCAAGTCTGTAGAAATTAATGCAAGAAAATCCGTAGATGAGTTTGCTGCATTAAATGCAGAGGTACCTGTATCTATTGATGAAAAGCAATTAGCATTCTTAATGGAAGAGAGAGCAAGTAAAGCGACACCAATTGCACAAATTGAGGCTCTAAAACAATTAGCCGTTCGAGGCAAATTAGATGCCTGTATTGCATGGATAGAAGATTTCCTGGAAAGTGATGAGAAATTAATTGTTTTCGCAGAGCACAGGTTTACCATAGATACCTTAATGCACCATTTTGGTACCAATATTGCGGTAAAAATAGACGGGGGGGTTTCTTTAAAACAAAGAGATTTAGCTGTCACAGCGTTTCAAGAGGACCCTAATATTAGGTTATTTATTGGCAATCGTGCTGCGGAAGTAGGGCTAACCTTAACCGCCGCAAGTAATGTCGCTCACATAGAGTACCCTTGGACCCCTGGGGCACTTGCCCAGCGTACAGATAGAGCACACCGTATCGGGCAGAAATTTACTGTAGGTGTTCATTACTTGCTTGCAGTAAGAACAATTGAGGAAAGTATTGCAGAAATGTTAGATTCAAAACAACGAGTCATGAATAACGTATTAGATGGAAAAGACAGCGATTCCGTGAATTTATTAACCAGTTTAATAAATAAATATAAAAAATAGCACTATGAAAAAAGTGATAATTATTTTAACGTTGCACTTACTTGTATTGCAAGGGTATTCTCCTGAAATGCCTTTTAAACTACAAGATAATTGGTGGCATGAATTGCACAAAGCAAAGGTTATTGAAGCCTTACTGCTAAAGGAGTCTGGCAATAGAAATATTCGCTGCTTGAACTTAAATGAAAACTCTGCAGGTGTTGGACAAATAAAACCTGTTTACATTGCAGAGGCAAATCGTATTTCAGGAAAGAATTATCATACATGGGATAGGTGGTCCCCTGTAAAAACAAAGGAGATAATTACTATTGTTCTGGACCACTATTGTCCATCCTACAACCTGGATACAGTTGCAATGGTACACAATGCAGGAAAAATCTCTAATAAGGCATGGAAATCTACCAGAAAATACAGTACTTCATTAAAGGAGTTTTACGCAAAATTATAACGTATTATGGCACACACATCTAACAGATTTAATATTTCTATAAAAAGCAAGCACATAAGAAATACCTGGGGAGCCTACTGGAAATGGAGAAGAAAGCAAGATAAAAGAAATCGGAGAAAATACTTTAAAAAGAAAATCACTGTTTTTCACTTGTCCTTAATACTTATCATTCTTATATACATAGTAGGCTTCATACTTTTTTTTATATGGATATAGAACAACTTTATCGGGACTACAATGTTCCATTCGTTACTGAAAATCATAAGCACTCAAGACCTGGATGGGTAAATACACCTTGTCCTTTTTGCACAGGAAACCCAGGGTTCCATTTAGGTTATAGTAAGGCTGACAATATGTTTGTCTGTTGGCGCTGCGGAGGGCATTACGTACCAGACACAATTGCGAGGCTGATTCATGTAGGAAGAAACGAGGCTTTTATAATTTTGAGACAATACGGAGTCCTTACTAAGTCTGCGCCAGAAATTAAGCGAAAAATAAAGATTAAGGCGTTTAAATATCCTAATAATACCTCAGCATTGCAAACAAACCATATCAAGTACTTATTATCTCGTGATTTTGACCCTGATAAAATAGTGCAAGATTATGGCATTTTGGGGACCTCTGTTGTGGCTATGTTAGATAAACTAAATTATAAGCATAGGCTGATTATTCCATTTACCTGGAATGGCAAAATAGTATCCTTTGATTCTCGAGATATTACAGGCAAGGCAACTAATAAGTATCAAGCCTGTCCTGCAGATAGAGAAGAGGTAGGTCATAAGGATATTCTATATGGCTTGCAGCATAAATGGACAGATGTAGGTATTTGTGTAGAAGGTCCTACAGACGTGTGGAGAATGGGGCCTAATGCCTTTGCAGTTAGTGGTATAAAATATAAGCCAGCGCAGGTGCGCTGCATGGCAAAACAATTTAAAAGGATTGCAGTACTATTTGATGATGACCCGCAAGCAATTGTTCAAGCTAATAAACTCGTGGCAGACCTCAAGTTTCGAGGGGTTGATTCTTTTAGGGTTGATATACAAGGGGACCCTGGGGGTCTTTCTCAACAGGAGGCAGACTATTTAGTGAAGCAGCTAATTAAATGAGAATAAGTAAATTAAAAAAATTATTTGCAGGTCTTATTAGCATTTATTAACATTGTAGTACCAAGTTTATTATTTATTTAGCCGACAGATAATAAACTTGATGAAAGATATTTAATGATTATTAACTTTTGGGGAGTACGTCTGGGCTAACAGGCGGAAACTCAAAGGTTTTTTTATCTCAAAAAATTAGCACTATGGAACCTAAAAAAGCAGTACGATTACCAGATGCAATTTACCAAGGAGCACCACAGAGATTTACCGTTGTACCACATGAGGTTATTCGTCATAAAAATTTATCAGCAGTTGCAAAAACAATTTTAATGATTTTGCTCTCTAATCAAGAGGGTTGGACAAGTTATCAAACGGCATTAAAAAACTACATGAAAGAGGGTTTAGATTCAATTACTAATGGAATACGACTTTTAGAAAGAGAAGGTTTTTTAAAACGTGTTAGATACCGAGATTGCATCACAAAAAGATTGGTAGGTTCTTTTTGGTCTTACACAAATGTATCCAACGAATTTTCCATGGGTAAAACGCTGCAAACATTAAAAGAGCTTGGCTATGAAATTATTGATAAGGGAAACCCCCGTCCAGGGAATCCCACATCAGGAAATCCCACATCCAGGGAATCCCACATCAGGGAAACCCCCGTCCAGGGAATCCCCCCACTAAGAATAACAAGTATTAAGAAGAACAATATAAAAGAAGAAGAAAAAGAAAAAAAAGAAAAAAAACAAGCAAAAAAGGGCTCTTCAAGCCTTGTTGTTTTAAATAAAAATTTACCTACCATTTCAAATGGTAAAAAGATGCAGCGTACAAAAGCAAGAGTGATAAAACCTAACCTTCCAAAATTGTATGCAAACTACTCATTCTTTAAAGATGCTTTTCAAACAATTTGGCTAACCGAGTTCCTTACCATTAAGCACAAAAAGAAAGCCTCTTGTTCTGATAGAGCGTTAAACTCCCAATTAAAAAAGATTAAGCAGTTATCCAATAATGATTACAAAACAGCCCTCCAAATCTTAAAGAAAAGCGTGGACAGTGGTTGGACTGATTTTTACCCTCTTAAACCAGCATTCCAAAAAAGTGCAGGTAGTAAACATACTGAGTACTATACCAAGGAAACCTATCCAAAATTTAAAGGTGTACCTTATCAAACGATAGACAATTCCTCATTTGAATTAAAAAAGTAATCTTATTATGAAAAATACTCAATTAAGTGAAAAACAAATTGCAAGATTAAAGCAGCACACCGAGACATGGGAGACGGAAGGTTTACGTACTGCAATCGATACAATTGCAGTACCTAATCGCAAAGTATGGACATTTCTTAAGACGTTTGGGCAGCATGTAGAATTAGAGCGGTACATTGAAATAGATAACTTTAATTTTTACCTTTTCGGCGGCAGCGGAGTTGGCAAGACTGTCTTAGCCGCAAGATTAAAGGTAACTTGGATGAAACAGGAGTGGTTAAAATATGGAAAGGACGGTTTGCCGGAATCCATTTTTATCTCGGAAACCGCAATACTGCAAGAATTGCGTGACTGCTATGTACAAGGTGGAAAATCCGAAGGTGAGGTTTTGCGGGCATTCCAAAAGGTCCGCTTATTAGTGATAGATGATATAGGGTCACAAAAATTAACAGATTGGGTTTATACTATTCTTTATTCAATTGTAGATTACAGGGATTCTGCTATGTTACCAACAATTTTTACAAGCAACCTATCTCTGGAGGACCTTGCTGCATTTTATAATTCCGACCGAATTACAAGTCGTATCAAAGGTAATTGTAAAGAAAACGTGATAAAAGTTGGGGGGAAGGACTTTAGAATTTAGCTATGCAATTTCGTATAGGTTTTCAGCCTCGAATTTTTAAAATTGTACAAGAGTATTAAAACAACAATTACCTTTAAAATTTATTTGTGAAATTAATTGACATTACAAAATAGCAATTTTTTAAGACACCCATTATATGATAGAACGTAAAATAATTATTGGATTAATAACATCAACGGAATATTTAAAAAAGATTCGTCCTGTATGGAATTCCATGTTAATTGAGAGCAGTACTGCAAGAATACTTGCCAACTGGGCAATAGAATACTATGATAAATATGGTATTGCAGCAAACAAGGAAATGGAGACTATCTTTTTTCAAAAGGCAAAAGATGGGTTAGACAAAGATATAGCAGCAGAAATCGAGGAGGACATACTACCTGATTTAAGTGAGGAATCTGTGGACGAGGATTTCAATTTAGATTACTTGTTTGACGAGAGTATTGCATATTTCAAGTCTCGGCAATTAATGCAGCTATCCGAGCAGATGTCAGCCTTACTTACAAATGGGCAGGGCAGTTTTACAGATAGATTACGTCAGGCTGAAGAATTGCGTGTTTCATTTAAACCCGTTCAAGAGATTGAGGATTTGAGTATTGAAATGTCTTCTGATAAAGCATTACACGCAATTAGAAAAGCATTTAAAGAGGCATCTGAACCGATTGTAAAATTTCCAAAACAGTTGGGTGAGTTTTGGAATGCACAATTTGTACCAGGTGCCTTTATTTCTTTACTTGCACCTGAGAAGCGTGGAAAAACCTTTTGGTTACTTGAAATAGCAATGAGAGCAAATCGTCAACGAAATAAGGTAGTTTTTTTTCAAGCAGGCGATATGAACGAGGCTGAGCAGCTAAAAAGAATAGGTGTCTACCTCACTAAAAGAAGCAACTTAGAACGGTATTGCGGGCAACATTATGAGGTTGTTCGAGACTGTATTAGACAGCAAACGGATTCTTGTAATAAAAGTGAACGTGAATGCAGTTGTAGTGCCTTTGAAACTCCGCAAACCGCGGATGCTATTAAACTGTTAGAACTAAAAGATTTAATTAAAGCCTATGAGTATGCAGAAGATTACCGTCCTTGCTACAATTGCAAGGACTACAATTTGCATAAATTAGGCACTCCTTGGTTAAACAAAGTAGAAAAAGTAGACCCTATTGATAGCATTGATGTAGAGCGTGCCATTAAAGAATTTTTTCATAAAAATCAACGTAGGTTTAAACTTAGTACCCACGCCAATGGAACTTTGTCTGTTAAAATGATTGAGCAGCAACTGGACACTTGGCAAGATGTAGATGGATTCATTCCAGATATAATTATTATTGATTATGCTGATTTGTTGGTCCCCAGCATTTCTTTGGAGTTTAGACATCAGCAGAATCAAATATGGAAAGATTTGCGTAAATTATCCCAAACGAAAAGAGGAGATATTTTGCCGTTAGTAATTGCACCTACACAGGCTGATGCAGCGGCATACAAGGCATATACTTTACGATTAAGTAACTTTTCTGAAGATAAAAGAAAATATGCACACGTCACGGCGATGTATGGTTTAAATCAAGACCCTTTAGGCAGGGAGAAAAGTTTGGGGATTACCCGCATAAATGAGATAATTGTCAGGGAGGGGGATTATAGTGTACACAATCAAGTCACAGTTCTACAAAACCTACGCAAAGGTCGTCCACTTTTAGGCAGTTATTGGGGAGATTAAAAAAATAATTAAAAAAATATTTTTTTCTTTAATATAAAAATCCTATGTTTGTGGTGTACAAGATTTTTTTAGTATTCACTTAAATAAATAAAGCAATGTTTAAAATTACGAAAGAGTTCCATTTCAGTGCCAGTCATGCCTTAAAAGGTTTAGCCGAGGACCATCCATGTACTATGCTTCATGGTCATAATTACGTTATTAAGGTTGAACTATCTAATGCAGTTTTAAATGCCGTAGGATTCGTAGTAGATTATCGCGAGTTGGACAGCATTAAAACATGGATTGATGATACGTTAGACCACAAACATTTGAACAATGTGTTGGACTTTAATCCTACAGCCGAGAACATGGCTGAGTATATGTATGACAAATTCCACGGGATGATTTGGCAAGTCAGTGCCGTAGAAGTAAGTGAAACACCTAAAACCAATGCACGCTATGAACCCAACACCTATAATTGAGGCAGGCAGTTTTGCAGGTGGAGATTTATTTAGAGCCCTTAATCACGGGGCTCTAAATGTCTCAGAGTTTTTCTGTGATACAATACAAGGAGAGGGTATTTATATAGGTCATCCTGCTGCTTTTATACGGTTAACAGGTTGCACCTTAAATTGTAAATGGTGTGATTCTGCTGCTATATGGAAGCACGGAAGTTCCTACACCTTCCAGGAATTGTTTTACTTAATGATAAACGCTGATTTGATTAGTAAGTTTAAAAATGGACAGCATTTAGTTATTACAGGAGGTAGTCCTTTATTGCAGCAAGAAAAGGTAGTACAATTTATTGAAGAGTTTATCATACGCTATAATTTCAAACCATTTATTGAGATTGAGAATGAATGCACGCTGATGCCATCGGATAAGTTAATCTCTTATATAGATTGTTGGAATAATAGTCCAAAGACTGAAAATAGTGGGACTTCATGGCGACAGAGGTACC